AGTATGTGATGGAAATCCAGACGATGCAATATAATATGAATCAACATCTTCATAGATTGCAGAGACATTAGAATTTAAATCAGCAATAGCAGGTGTAGTACCACCAATAGTCCATCTAAGATTATTCTGTGTATCAAATATTTTTATATCGTCAGTAAGGAAACCAGACTCAGAAATATCAATGGTGTCACCAAAACTTGAGTAAGGAACTTTAGTATCTGCTTCTAAATTATATACAACACCATAGACTAGTAATTCTACTCCGTTACCACTTACATCAGAACCAAATGTTACAACATCTCCAATGTTGTATGTACCATTACTTGTTCTAGACTTAATAATAAATTGATTTACATTCTTATCACTAAATGTAAAGGTTTCATTATCAATAATAAACTTTCCTTCGTTTTTCCACCCCATTGTGGAGAAAACATTAACTCTATCACCAACACCTAGTGTTGCTTCTATAGATTTGCTTAATGTTGTTTTAGTAGAAACAGAAAATACACCATTAACACTAGATTCTGATAATATTAGTTCGTATAAATCATCACCATCATACTTTCCAGCATATTGGATGTTATCAACAATAGCAGAAGCATAATCTCCTGTTGTCTGTGTGATCTTTCTACCAATTAAATCATTTACATTTCCATATAAAACCTTTGCTTTGATTGAGTAATTACTAATCCAATTAGAATCTGAAGATTTTAATGTATGATCTCTTGGATAAAGTATTGATGGTTCTGGATCATTATCAATAAGACACTTAAACAAGAACTTAACTGAATCGTCTGTTCCCTTTGCTTTATAAAAAGATGTTATATTTTTAATAAGAGTTCTCTTATCAATATCTCCTTTCAGATATGCTTCTGGAAAATTATCAAGATATTGTTTCTCAAAACTTTTGATTAATGAATATAAAAATAGGTTACTAATATTTTGTACAGTAGACCCTAGTATATGATTATCTGCCTGTGTTGTTACAAAAGTGCTTTTCTCATAAAGATCACCAATCTTTGTATTACCACTTACACCACGACTTACTTCTAATAACTGTGTGTCAGTCCTGCTTTTATAGAAACAGATCTCATCATCAATTTTAATATAACCACCATTTACAGGAAAAGATGATGCATCAACAACATTGATTGTTTTATCTACATCCTGTACATATGCATTAGTAGTAGTAGACTGCTTTAATACATTCTTCTCATAAAAATCTATATCACGATACTGTTGGAGGTTACTGATAACATCCAACGGTTGACCTTGAATTTCATTCTGCTCATAATACTTTTGTATAAACTTACTAAACAGTTCATACTCTTCGTTAATAAAATCAGGTAATTGAGACTCAATTAAAAATGAGACTTTATTCGCAGTTTTTGGCACTACTCTTTATACGCAATGAATTTACTATTTGATACATCTACATCCAGATACATCTCACGCTTTACTTCAATATCTTTATTAGCAGGTTTCACTCGTAATTCAATACGGTTGTCAAAAAAACTGCCTTTTAAGATAGTAAAATCATAAATTTTAATTTCACCCTTATCATAATTAACGTCACCCACTGAATCATTCAATAGGATTTTATCGCCAGTGATGGAGTCTAGTCTATATAGCACCAATTTACCATTTCTATCCTCTAGATATGCAGTGTAACTTGGATGTTCAAAGACTGTCATGCCAGTAGATGAAACCACTGGAGAATCACAATCTTTTAAGAACGCATTTTTATAACATATTTCATAGTATGAAGATGAGTTTATCTGTGCAATAAAATCTTTCCTCATAGTTATTGAAGTATCATTTGAACTGATAGCACGATCTGCACCATCAATGACACTAACAAATTTACTATATCTAAATTTACCGTTGAACTTCTCTGTTCCTGATGTTTTCAAATAGTCTTGTACACCTTTAGAAACTTTTGACGCAATATCAGTAGTGAGTAACTTGGTCTTTGTACTATCAAAGTAAATACCACTATTTAATTCAACATAAAGAATAGAAGGATCAATAAACTCTGGTCTGATAGAAGCAACTGTATACTTCTTAAGTTCAGTCGTCAACTGGTTTTTAGTAAACGTTGAGAGTGATGCTGCTTCAGTTGGTTTAATAGAAAGGAACACTTTACCATATGCAGGAGGTTCTTGCTCTTCACCACCAAATACTATAATATCACTAATTGCAGGATATATCTTACGGACAATAGCAGAGTAATCATTGGAAGTAACTGCTCTGTTCTGCGATCCAAAATACTTAGGAGCATTGAATTTGATATTAGATACAGATTCAATCTCTGCACCTCCGCTTGCTACGGAAGAAGTTGTTAATGTATTTACGGAAAACGGAACACTTATTGCATTACCATCACCATCAGTGATAGTTCCGTTAAATGTAAATGTCTTTGCACCATTAGTAGAAGCACCACTAGTAGTAACATATGAAATTTCAACTACATTGTTATTACTTAGTTTCTCTCCTAATACACCATCACCAAAGAATATTTCATATTTCTCATCTTCTACTTCACTAAGGAAGAATACTCTATCAGTAGAACCAACAGATAAGATATTATCTGCTTTTTCATAAGTATTTGATACAGTTGAATTATTTGCTTCAAATACCTTTATCTTAAGTGTACTAACATCTGCACCACTATTATTAATAATAAACCTTTGATTCTTAAGTGATGTATCTACTGTAGTTCTGTCAAGAATTAAAGAACCTTCATATACAGGTAGATCAGTAAAGGTGGCAGTGTTGTTAACAACTTCCTTCCTATAGTCCTCTGCAACAATAAACTCATATAAAGTGTTATCGTAGTTTGTAATGAATCCTGTACCTGCTTTTAGTACAATTGTACTAGGTGCTGTACCAGTGAACAATAACTGTAAATTAATTGCTGCCTTTGGTGATGTAATAGATTTCGGTGCATACCCTATCTGTTTTGCCAGAGCAACCACGTTGTCTCTCAAGGTGGATGAATCTAAGAACAGTTCATTGACTACCATGTTAGCGTTAAACGCTGTGTAGTACGTATTATATGCTAATACATCAATCAATTGACTGATAACAGATCCTTCAAAGTCATAATCAGTAAAATCTGTCTCTGCCCTCATGTATTCCTTGATGGCAGTCTTTATATCAGTAAAGTCTAAATTGTTTACTTGGGTATAGGGCATTATCTTGTTCTAGCTAGGAAGAATTCTACATTTGTTGGTGGTTCATCAGAACCTGTTATAACATATGTCATTTCAACACTAAAACCATTGTCTGCATAGTCTGGAGAACATATAAGTTCTACTATACTAATTCTTGGTTCAAATGTTCTTATAGTATATAATATGGAACTCTTTATACTTGCAGCAGTAGCGTAGTCTAAGGGTTCAAATAATTGACTTCTAATATCAGAACCGTAATCTGGTTGAAATAAACGCTCACCTTTGTTTGTAAGTAATAAATTTATAATTGCCTGTTTAATAGCAGAAGCATCCCTACTGACAACAAGGTCACCAGTAACAGGATGCTTCTTAAAACTAATATTAATGTCCTTGAAGGACAACTTGGTTGCCATTTACCGACAATATACGGAGTCAGTAGTTATTTAGCGAGTTTTATGTAACTTTGTAAAATGTATACTTTAAAAACAACTCTTCTCCCTTCTTAATAGGTCTTGTTGTTGTCATATGATAGATCTTACCCCACCCTTGGTCTTCATACCCTTTCACACAGTTAGGATCTTCACTATGGTTTATAAACCCACCTAAAGGGGTTCTCATAATATTACCATCCACTACTATATGGGATATACCAAGATAAATGGTATCTGGTATATCCTCTGTAGCAAAGATGCCCTGTCCTGCAACAGAACTATGCTTTACATGTAAACAACTAGGTAATGCTTGATACATTAAAAAATGCTCTCTCTACCTTCTACTTCTGTATCCCTATCCAACATTAGTAAATCTCCTTCTTCTTCTTTTATTTTGATAAACTTACATGCAATGGTAAATCTATACTTAGGTCCGACTAATGCTTGTGGTTTTGCACAATGAGGAATACTTCCATCAAAAATACATATTCTACCTGGTACATATGGATTTAAGTATACCATTTCAGTTCTATCTTCCTCGTAGAAGACCGTCTCGCCACCGTGGTTACTTTCCCATTCAAGATTAGGGTAAACCAGCATAGTTATACCTTTACCTGTTGTAGGAGCATCTACGTGGATTTCATGAGAGTCATTCACAAGTCCCATATTAACATATGCATTTGCAAATTCATATTTATCTGGAGGAATGAATTGAGAGAAGTTCTGCATACGATCATTATTATGAAAAATAGCAGTACATATATTATCTTCAGGTAATTTTAAAACATCTCCATGTTTTTTATGCTCTTCTTCACCACATCTCGGACAGATAGATCTTCTATACCGTTCACCTTCAGCACCATTATCCATTAACTTACTTTCAACAAGTTGAGGTAAGGTTGCTGTTAGTCTTCTATCAGCAATATTTTGTATATCAAAGTTACTTGAATTCGCACAAGTATACCTTAACGTCATACAAGTATCATAGAGTACTTGGTGCTCACCAAAGTTGAAAGCCTCATCTATTATAATAATATCACGACCTTCATCAACTTCTATCTTATTAATTTTCATAATTTGTATAGTACTTTAAAGTCCCTCGGCGTTTTCGGGTCGGAGACCTCGCCCTAAAACTGCTTCGGATGTGTTATCACGTCACCGTGTATTTCACCGATATCATCTATGTGGGCATGATCAATATCAATATGCAACTCTTTCTCAAAAGCATCTGCGATCCTCTCAAGGGCAGAAGCAATCCTCTGTAATTCGTCAGTACTCATCTGCCCTGTCCTCTGTAACGCTTCTTTGCATTGTTACGAGAAGTCGCAGAAAGCTTTGTATTCTTTGAATTCCCTTGTCTAGTAGTCTTTGGTTTTGCAGCAATGTAATTGCCATCTGATCCCATGTATGCCATGTTATATTCGTGTACCTATTAATATATTAACATGTTGGTACGGTCCTGTCAAGGGTCTGGGTGTACCTAACATTGCTGCCTGATCTCCAGTCACTGCTGGTAATTGTCCATTGACTAACACTGTCGTGTTAACAGTTGGAGTGACTACCCTAATACCTGGTTGGCATGGCAGTGGTATGAGTGGATTGACTTTCACACCAGTGACAGGATCTATTACACTAGTGCTAGTATAATACTCCAAGTTTTTACCATTGACAATTACATTCGGTGAAATATTAGGAGCACCTCCTAGTGGAGCAGCAGCATACACACAATTAGCGTCAGTGCTTATAGTGTCTATTGTTTCCCTTCCAACGAAGTTTGGCATTATCTTAATTCATCTAATGTATTATGTAGATAGTCTAATGTACTTGCAATAGACTCATATTCCTCAGATGTCGGACGCTTGTACATCAATTGTGGATTCTCCAGCGAGGAGATCCTCTGTTCCAATTGGTTCAACCTCTCGGACAACTTCTGGAGTGACTGATTCAACACTAGAATGTGTGATTGGAGTTCTTGAGTCATTATCTCTTCCTGAGAATCTCTGTGCTGCTGCGTTTTCAAAGTCGTCACAGAATTTATCAAATTTGTTTGCATCTTTTAGTAAGTCTTCATACTTTTCCATAGTTATACAGATAGTGTAGGGGGTTCGGGCGGACCATCGTTTGTCTTCGTCTCTTTGAATCTTACAGATAATTCTAAATCTATAAACTTATCCTCTAATACAATCAGTCTTTGAGATACCTCTTCAAGTACCTCAACGATACGCTTGAGTTGACTCTCATGCACGTGGACGGCATACTTGGGGTCATTTAACAATTGTTGATGAGCATCAGTTGATGTATCATTAATATTAAGCTCGTCTTTTTCAGTCATTTTTTTGCTGGAAAATTTTTTTGGGTTTGGGGGAAAATTTTTTTCATTTTCCTTTTTTATTTATCGCTCGTTGGGATACTTTTGTAGGTTAGCTCTTTTGAATTTTGCTCGGCACACGACCCCCCACTAAAAAGGGGGCAAATCACTGCCCCCTGCGAATTACTGTTTAATGTCTGTCGCTGATGTTCCAACTGCCTGTTGGTGTGGGCAGTGGTTCAAAGTCTCTCGCTGCCATCGCTGCGAGTGCTGCCTGAACTGCTGGATCTTTCATCGCTGACTTGTTTACTAGGACTCTGCCATCGTAGATTGGTGTTAGATCTTTGTTGAACATTTTGAAATCCTTTGT